ATCAATAATTCACTCATCGTCATTTTCCTTATATCTCCGCACGAGGTCTTCTATCTCCTGTTCGCAGGTGGCTAGACCACGGATCACCCCCACGATTTCACGATAGGAAGCGTAATCGTTTACACTTCCATTCGCTATTGATTCAGTAAGCTGATTGCGACGATCTCCAATCTTCCTACTGAGTAAGCTTAAAACTTGTTCAATCATTTTCTCTCTCCCATTTTAGACATGGCCAACGCAGCTTTCACTCGAGCTTCTTGTTCTTGCTGGCGTATCTTCTGAGCGTGTAACTGCTCGTTCATCACCATATCTTGCTGGTGCATCTGGGCTTTTTGCTGAATTTCTTGCATCTTGGCAGCAGCTGCGGCCTGGGGTGCTTGAGAAGCCTGAGCCTTGAGCTGTAGTTCGGCTTGCTTGATCTGCAAATCACCTTGTACTTTCTGCGCCTTGGTCTGTGCTTCCATCTGTGCAATCTGCAACTGGGCTTGCTGCATTTGAATCAATGGATCCTGTGCCTGCTGTTGAGCCTGCTGTTGTGCAGCTTGACCCTTGGACATCTGGAGAACCTGCTGACTTGCCTGGGCGACAAGCTTGGCCAACTCAACTTCCATGTCCTCTGGCAGCTCTGCATCGGGTTTAGGTAATGTCGCACCCAACTGCTTCTCGATTTTTGCTCTGTATTGGAAAGCCAAGTGCTCTGCAATGTGGGCCATGATAGCGCCCTGCATTTGTTGAGCCATAGGACTCTGACCAATCTGAGCCATCAATAAGGGATCTTGCATCATCGCCGAGTGAACAGCAATATGCGCGTCGTGATCCTGATAGATGAAAGCTTTGGTCGGTTTGCCTGTCAAGAACGACATGTTCTCGGATACTGGATCGCGTGGCTTCTGATCATCGTCAGTGGGAACCAGCTTGTCCGCATTCTTGATACCCAAGACTTCCAACATTTGTCTATGAAGGTTAGGTAAGTTGTAAATCTGGGGAGCTTGCTGCGCCATCTGCATAGCAGCTTGGTACTGCATGATCCGTTGAGCCATGGTGCTCGAGTTGGGATCGGATACTGGGATGATATCTACTGCATCGTAGTCTTCTTGCTTGGCTTTCTTGTCTGAAGTGCCAGGCGTATAAGCGTATCTCTTGGGGGCGAAGTCCCTGATGATGTCCTTCAGTAACTTGAACTCCTGTTTCATGGAGTAATGGACACGGGCCTGGACAGCAGACATGGTCTTCAGCTGTCTTTCCAACAAAGCCAGGGTCGTTCCTACTGGAGCATTTCCCGACATATCGGAAATGTTCATGTCGCTTACAGATCCGAGCTTTCTTGCCTCATCTGTAATCGTTTGCAGTAGTCCGGCCAACACTTGACTGGGTTCCTTGTAGGGAAGGGTCATGATGTTGTCTTTGATCGACCCACTTGGTACGTCTACATCCCTGAATTCACCAGGAGCAATGGGTGTATCGTCCCCTTTGACCCTCAAACCACGGGATTTCAGTCCACCTGGTAGGTTAGCAAGGGAGCCAGCGTCCACCAACTGGCGAATAATCATGGTTCCAGCCCTAGCATACCCACCAATCAGGTGAATAAGACCAAAACCATAGGCGCCAAACCCAGGAATGTACGTATATTGGACAAAATGCTGGCGTTTAAGGTACTTTTTGTCCCCTTCATTCCAGTTTCTACGGATAGCCAGTACCTTATTAGTCCCGCGATCGATCGTAATCACGTACGGCAGGGCGATTTCGTCCTCATCTTCATAGCCAGGTAGGTTGTAATCCACATGAACTTCGCAGATTTGGTATCTGTCGTCATCTGTCAGGGAATATCCAACCTCGTCAGCCTTCTTTTTCTCGATATCCGTGGGGATTTTTACGGGTTCACCCAGCTCGATGACCCTATAAAAGACCTCGACCTGAAGTTTTCTAATGTCATTCTTGGTCTTTCTCATCAAATGAGTGACCCTCTCACAGTGCATGACCCCACTAGAGCCATAAGGCATGATCAAATCTTCTGCTCCGACGTACATCGCCATCGCACGACCCAGCGCTGGATCAGGATAAATCTTCTTAAATGCAGATCCGATCAATCCTAAGTTCAAGAGTAAACGTTCATGCTCTGGCCTATACTCCAACATGACGTCGGTCAGCTCATAGTTCATATCCTCTTGGACACGAGCAGCCATCTCTTGTTTCAATTGGTCGATCGCACCTATAATCTGGGTCTTGACTGGGCCCGCAGCAGGGAAACATTCAGAGATCGTCTCGCTCTGGAACCTGATCGCAGCTTCTGTCAGCACTGTAGAGAAAACACCACACGCCCCATTCCATGGCTCGGTTCTCTCTTCATACTTCATCCCCAATACTTCTAGACCCTTGACATAAGTATCAGCCCAATCCTTACGGCTATATATATCTTGGTCTACCAACTGCATCAGCTCACCGGCGACCTGCATCAACTCGCCTTCATCCATGTCGTCAGCTAAGTTAGCGTAGAAATCATCACTGTAATCAATCGACTTACTAGGCTCCAAATCAATCTCTATACCGCCAATCCCAATATGCATACTCTCTGGGTCTTCTACCTCGATCTCGATATCCTCTTGAGGACTCACATCTAATGGAGGTACATCTGTATATAAAGCTTTGTCAAAGTTTGTTGCCATGTTGGCTCCTAGTAATACGCACGCTTGCGTTTAAAATAAGTAGGCTCATCTTCCTCGTCAGATTCAAGCCTGAGAAATCCACCCTGCCTGAATCTTATCAGTGCTTGGGTAGTACTGTCCACATAGTCGTCGTGTTCGGCATTAGGAAATCGCGCAATCTCCTCAATCACCTCATCAGCCCAATGCATATCTGGCGCCCAAACTTTGCCCGACTTAAACAAATCAGTCGTAGAGTTTAACCTAACAAACTTGTCATTTCCCCTCGTCGGCGTATATTCGTATATGGGAATACCCATCCTCTGCATCTCAAAGATCAACGGAGCACCCGCCGCCTTCGCTTCAACGATACACGTATCCGGTTCCCAATCCTTATAAGCAGCCAACGCAGCTTGCTTTAATTCAGGAAACTCAAACTTATCCCTGAACGCATCTAACAAAATGATATTGATATCTTTCGGGTCTTCGTTTAGATGGAAAATTCCCCAAGTCGTACACGCAGAATAGTCAGCCCTCGCACTTTTCGTGAACGCGGTATCCCAACTCTGAAGGATAAACTCACAAGGAGGGGCAGCTGCTCCTTTCCATCTCTTCCACCATTCCCTCTTAACGATCGCCCCTTCCTCACCAGTCGGCATTTGTTGGTACTGGGCGTTCCACTTGTATATCCCGATCTCTTCCTTGACCGCCAAAAGTTCTTTAAGGGGCCAGAATTCAGGCCATAAGGGATTACCGCTCGGCATAATCGCGGGCAGCTCTATAACTTCCCACTCCTCGCCACTCGAGCTCTTTAATATCTTTCCCGTCAAATCCCTGTCCGACCAGCGGGTCATCACGAGGACAATAGCTCCTCCTGGCTGTAAACGTTGCCGGGGGCCAGATGTGTACCACTCGTAAACGTTATCAAAAACTTCCGGGTCGTTACTAGCAAGCTTAGCTTCTTGTTCTGAATGGGGGTCATCGATGATCAACAGATCCGCGCCCTTACCCGTTACCGTACCACCGACACCAATAGCAAAATAATCCCCGCCTTTATTCGTTGCCCATCGACCGGCAGCTTTACTATCTGACTGTAGTCCTATCCCAGGAAAGACAGACTGGTAAGCATCCGAGTCCACCAAGTTTCTTACCTTTCGACCGAAACCTACAGCCAGGTCAGCTGTGTTAGAACACTGGATGACTTTCTTTTGAGGGAACTTTCCTAGAAACCAGCTAGGAAAAAGATTAGAAGCAAATTCAGATTTGGTATGACGAGGGCCAAGATTAATAATCAGTCTCTTCAGCTCCCCCTTAGCCACTCGCTCAAAACACTTCGCCATCACCGCATGGTGTCTACCATGGACAAACCCCGGCCACATCTTCTTTACATAGAACAAGAAGCTCTCCTGAGCCTTCTCCCGCTCTACTGCTTCCTTATAAGCCGTCACCTGGGTTAATAACGCCTCCGCGTCATCCTTATCCAGCGACGATAACATGTCGTCTAGTTTCATCTGAACAGCCACATCAATAAATTAATAAAGGCCAATACAAGAATGATGAGATACCATCTTGCTAACCAATCAGGGCATCTGTGCATCATTCCAGGTTCCTAAAGTTAATATATACAGGCCGGACACTTCTCTCCATACCCTTTACCTGCTTCAATACTCCCAACCTTACCAACCTCTTAATCGTCTGGTGAATATTCCCCAAGCTGCTCTTCTTCCTAAAAGCAGCTATCTCCCTATACGTCGGGCCCCATCCGTACTTCTTCCAATACTCATCCACATAAAGAAACACTTCCTTCTGTACTGGCGTCATCTCCAATCCTTTCGCTTCCTCTTCCGTATAGTCGCACTTTCTAGCTACCATGCCAGGGTTAATGAATATTTTTTTTATATATTTTTTTTCTATTCTAGCCATAAAGACCTACCGGGGGGTTTCCTCATACAAAGGGGGTGGGGCGTCCAAGTGTAAACCGTTTACACTTGCGCTTCCGTTTGAATGGGGATCATCGTCATTATTCGATATTTGATTGGATCGTTCGTGTGGAATAGTATGCAATTCATGGTGGGGGGCGTCCAAAAAATTATCGGGGGCTGGGGATCCGGTGGGGTCTTCGCCTCCGGAATTTTCGGGTTCGCTTGTAAGCTCAGCCAATAAAGATGTTGCGTCCTTCTCGATAACATCTTCAATATCACCAGACATCAGCCCTCTTATCTCTTGCAGTATCTTGGCCTTGATATCTTCGCTCGAATGAATAACCTTCGTCTCGGATCGATGTGTAAATAATGACACCTCAGTCATTTGGCCAATGATCTTACTCGCTTGGATCTTCGCCTGTGGTTTACTGTCTGGATCTGTAAGCACTTGCACCAATGATGTTATGGCCAATGAGCGAAGGGATTCGGCATTTTGATATTTCATTGCCTCATTCGCCCTCTGTATTGCCTCGATGGTATTGGAAACCATAGGATGTCTTGAAAGCTTGCTTGCATCAGTATTCACAATGTTAGCCTTGGCCTTGGTGTTATACGCTTTCCGGTATGCGTCCGACTTGGTTTCCCCTAATGCGACCGCCTCGGCGAACTTCGCTTGTTTCGCAGTTAATGTGGATTTCGGTACTCTGAGGATGCTTTGGATCGTTTGATCCTTTAACGCCTCTTTCATCGCCTTGCGTGTTGGTTTTGTCATTGTTTCCATTATTCGATTAAAGCAGAACATAAAACATAAAACGAATTAAAACACAAATACGGTTTACTTGTCTATACGGTTATTTGAGCCCTTAGTGTGGAATAAGCCAATGAGCTGGGTTCGGGCTTTTATCTCTCATGTGTAAACGGTTTACACTTCGCCGGCTTTTCAATAGGTTTTCTCAATCAATACCGGTTTTCTCTTTAAAAAATACAATTGGAAATTGTCAACAAAAGATAATATATTACGTTATATGCAATATCGCATTAACTGTTTAAAGGGGTCTATATGTACACAGCTCAAATTAACTCACACGGTAACGTTATCGTTTGCAAGGGCGATGACGAGCGCAACTCCTACCGGATTATTTTCACTGGCTCATATCAAGAGTGCTTGAAAGTTAAAGCTCTTGGCTTGGCTTACGCTATCGCGGAAAGGATCTAAAAAATGAAATACCTAATCACTCTCGGATCTATCGCCTCGGCTCTCATGGCCTTGGCCTTTATCTTCGCCGGCTTGTCAATTGTCGCTTTGCCGGCTATTGCAGTTTCAATACTCGGCGCGTGTATCTTAATCAATGAGGACTTCTAAAAATGAACTTCGACCATATCGATCACCAAATCAGCGGACATTTTATATCCGCCCTTATCAATGCCGACTTGAGCGGACTCGAGGATCACGAGGCAGAACAGTTTAATGAATGGTATGACTCGGTTCATATCCCATATGCTCATTACGACTGTATCAGCGATGAAGGGGAATTTTCCCATTGTGAGATCACCGACCTAATGGGCGATGTGTACATTGTCCGCCAATTTATTCCAGTAACAGAAGGGGCTTAAAAATGACAAACGAACAAATTATCGATTTATATCAGCGCAAATTAAACATGACGCTAGCAGAACTCTCGGCCATTACCGGCAAAACAATTAAAGAACTCAAAAAAATTCTAATGGAAGGATAAAAAAATGAA